GTTTCCCATGCGTATAAGCATCTATCGATTTCTCCATAAAGAGTCGATAGTGTGAATATTGAAATCAGTTGAAAACCAATATCCACGAACATCCTTTTTGGAGCTTTTGTCTTGACTTAACCTTCTCTTACTAGTACCAAATTTATGGGGACTAGACAACTCATTGAAAAAGTAGAGCCTATCAGATATAGGTAGATTAAAACGTTTCCAATATTTACCACAGTCACCACTATTTCCAAAGACTTCAAAGAATCTTGATTGAAATAATAGATTTTGTGACATTTTAGGAAAATTACCTGATCCAAAACAAACAGAAGCAACTAAGTGTGATTCCTCTCTTATAGGAACGCCTGATATCCATTTAGAACCTAAAAAGAAACAAACATCTGTACCAGATGAAGACATGTCCATTTCAAGTTCAATATCCATATCAAATCTTTTCTTAATAATTTTTGAAAAAGATTCAAAATCTAATTCTAATTTATTAAAACCTATCAAAAGATCATCTCCCAAAATACTAAGTTTATATTCTAATAAAAAAGGGTTAATACCTTTTGTTTACAATAGAAATATATTGACATTGAAGTAAGAATCCAATTACAAATTGAATTATCTAAGCTGGTAAAACCACTTCCTGAAATAGTACCCCTATGCCTACGTATAAGTTCAAACTGTGGATGGAAGATGGGCATTGTTAGATAATAATTACGAAGACTTCTCAATATTTTTAAGTGGTAATTATTGACTGGTAAACAGTATTCTAACACGCAGAAAGAAATAATACTTATTATTTGTGGGCGTTTTAAGTCCCACTTTTTGTAATCAATACTATAAGTATTCAAGTACTTATATTGTTGGACTACGTCAGAAATTTGACGTTGTGTTAATCCAATACAGATACAAGAATTATGTTGAATTTTAATATATCCGTTCATAAACCAATTATAATAAATAGATTCAATAAAACCTTGATATTTTTCAACAGCATTGACAATACGAATTTTTAAGTCACTTAACCGGATTTGCGACCTCAAAAAGGCTGCAGCTGGTAATCTAAATACATCAGTATGACGAAAATTACCAGATAAAATGGAGTTATATATACTGTGAAAATCCCGAATAAAATCCCTTTTCTTGATAAAAGGATTTGGAAGACCGGAAGAAGCAGTTTTGTTAACAGCATATAGGACTTGTTCCCAACTAGGAAATTCAAAAGTTGGAAGATCACTGCTACCTAGAACGTCGATTTTAAAACGATGTGTTAAAAAATCAAGTACACCATCATCTAATTTAACTTCAAAGCGTGTTGAAGGAGAAGAACTTAATTTTAATAGCATACTAATATTTTCAAAGAAAATATCTTTTGAACGTAATCTAGTTTTTCTGACTTTATCTGCAAGACTCATGTCAAAGCCTCTTTTATAAAACAAATCATAAAGCCCAGGATACTCGTTGATCACTCGAATACCTTTAAAATAAGAACGTATAGTCTTATCTGAATATAAATATGAAAATGACGAAAAGTCATATGTAACATTTGGTAAAACTCTTTGATGAACTGATAATATATATCTTTTTAACTGTTTAAATTCCATATTTTAAATGTGAGTTGTGTGTAATCAGTAATATTGATGTGATTTTACAATAAAATCATGAATAAAACCTAATACACGGGGTAATCATAGATACAATCCTCAGAAACCTTGGATGCTGTACACACCGCTTAAGAAAATCTATAAGGCAACTATAATTAA